ATCTATCATAGTAGCACCAAAAGTAAAAAAGTCATCATCCTTATTATCATCATCTACAGTATATGCCTTTAATTCACATTCAGTTTTATATACTTCATTGTCATCCTTATCTGTTAATATAAGATACACTTGCATAAATCCAGTAGACTCTATCTCCATAGTAGTGTCATTAGTTATCCTAAAGAACTTCTCATTTGGTATAGTTCCAGCAATGTTAGTTCTTACCTGAAATTCCACTTCTAACGGGTCACCTTCTTTATCATCCTTTTCAAACCTTACCCAGTTACATATATATGAATAAGGCATTCTTGTGTTATCAAGAGTAGAGTCTGTCACATACTCATTTTCACAGTAATCTGAATAAAATCTTACTATATTCTTGCTTCTATTAAAAGTTACTATATATGGTACAGAATATCTTAGTTTTAATGTATCTAAACTTTTTATATGCTCTTCCGTACATAATACTCCCTCATGTACTTTTTCGCATGTAGCGTATTTAGTCTTTAACTGCCATACATTGTCCCCATTATCAAGAGCATATGTTTCATTTCTATAGTTCCAGTCTACATTTAATGTATTAGTAGGAATAGTATAAGTTATATTATTATTTACAAAATTAAGTGCAGTAAATACGTTAAATATCTTTAGTATATCATTTCTATTCTTTATTACATAATAGTCATTATCTACATTTAAGTCATTTAATATAAGAAGTAAGTCATTTTCTGTAATTATAGAATTTCTAGCACCACGTCTTGTTATTATATTCTTACGAAGTAATTCCTTTCCATTATCATATGTTACCCCTCCACTGCTTTCTCCATTTAATAATGTAATCATAGGTCTTAATACGTTATCAACATTAGAATGGAATATTATGTTATCTCCGCTAAGGCTTGAGAACTGGAAGTTACCATCCTCACCTTCTGTGGTATATAATATAATTCTTATCTTATCACTTTCATTAGGTCTAAATCCTCCTTCTTGAGACTTATGTATAACTGTAAACGACTTAGATGAATCGTATCTTAAAAATACCGTATCTACACTTGTTCTGCTCTTTTCAAAATACATCTTCTTATCTAGTTCTACAGGAATATTTCTGCTTTCTATATTTGATGGAATTTGAAAAACCTGTATACCTGCTATTTCACTATATTCAGCTTTAGCTGTTACTGGAAACATAGCGTAATCCCTATCTCCAAATTCCTGTTCTATTATCTCTCTTTGATACTGCTTTAGTATTAAATATAATGAATACACCCAGGTACCATCACTTGAAACTTCCCTTACTACTTTTATATTGTTATTTCTTAATTCTGATATAGGGTTTTTAATAGTACCTGTAACATATCTTGCAGTAAGATATTTATCGTCCCCCACACCATATTCCATTTTAATCTCTATATCGTAATCTAGCGAGTATATGAAGTTTCCTACACTAATAAATGAAGATTTGCTTATAATATATTTTTTTACATTACTGCTAGTCTGAACAGCATTTGCTATAAAGTTTTCTTCTGATATGCTTACTATAAATGTCATTGACGCACATCTAGCGAAAGTAGGCTCTACACCTACTTCCCTTGCATGTTTATATATACTATCCATATAATTAGCTGTAATTACAAAACTTTCCTTTTTAGCCTGGTCTGCTACATAAGCTGTATTTTCATTTAAATCGTTTAGTACGTGTACATTAAATCCAATATTAGATATTGCTGAAATGTCATCTGTGTACATTCCGTAATTATTAAGTAGAGCCAGTAACCATTTAAGGTTATCTGACTCTGTTCTAAAGTTTGTGTCACTATTTGTGGTTATTGCCATAATGCTATATTTTCTCCTTTCCTTAATTTATTTCATCTGGTATGTCACTATTATTGATTGAGTAGCCATTTTCGTTTAATATATTTATTATAAATTCTATTCCTTTCGGTAAAACTTTTGCTTGTTTTATGAAAAAAGCATTTCCTTTAGAGTTTATTTCTTTAATGTTGATTTGGAAATATCCTTGGTCTACATATTCCTGATAAGGCATATTCCATGTATCACTTCCTGATTGTAAAATATTTAAATCCCTTAAGATAGCGAATAATTCATTACGTCCTATAATGGAATTATTTTTATTAGGATTGGTGTATATTAAAGATTTAGCAACGGTAGCCATAGAAAAACTTTGCTTACTTTCCATAAATTTATCATAAGAATTCATTTTATATCTATTATCTTCTAATTCCTTTTTCACTCTACCGTAATCTAACATCATTTCACCGAGTTGAGTAGGGTCTGAGACTAATCTATTGTAAACTTGTTCTGACATATACATTCCTGTACGTCTAATCATAGGAAGTATTTCATCGTATACTTTAGATTGAAATTGTAAAGCTCGTGGTGTCGTTAATTTAGATGCAAGTCTATAAAATATATTCTCAGAAATATATGCTGGAACTCGGTTTGTTATGCCATGTATGCTTTCGCAAGATTCTGCGAAATTAATATATACACCAAGATTCTTAAAGTCTTCAAGAATTTTATAAATATTACGCCATCTTACGTATTCTACATTATTCTTTATTTCTACCATACCTAGACCTCTAGCTATATCTTCTGTATTTAACCATATAACATCATTATCGTCTTTGTAACGTCTTACATTTAATATATCCTGTAATCCTAGTATGTCATTATTTATTATTATCGGTGCATACGTGTCTTCTTCTGAATGAATTAAATTTGCATTCTTAAGCCAATTTAAAAGATTACTTGCCAATTCTCTTTTTCTACTTGTATTTAGGAATAATTCTATTCCTTTTTCTGCGACAAATACAGTAGGTATATCTCTATAAACTGGATTTCCAAGATTATCGTGTGCTAGTTCATATTTTACATCAAATAGATGTTTATACTCATCAGGTATTCTCTTACTCACATTATTAGAATTTAGTAATCCTAATATATCACACACATCCTTTATACATATGTAATTTACATCTCCTTTCAATACATACTTTACATTTTTACCATTATAATTAACTTGTAATACGTTCATAATGATTTCATCTCCTTTAATAATATTTTTATTTTTTATCTTTGTTATCTAACTGTTTGATTTGTTTATCTAGGAACCATCTGGCTTTTTTAAGGTCTTCTACACCACCTTTTAGTTTCCATCTTAGTATATATCCTAAATATTGTGTATAAGGATACGCTTCTTCTCCAGTTAATCCTAAAAACTTAACAGCCTGCGAGATTACATCGTATACTTCAAATCCTTCCATAAACTGATAATGCTTAGGACTGTTAATAACATCTTCCTTTTTTCTTGTTTCTTTTCCCATAAAAAATACTTCCTTTCCTTAATTAAAAATTATTTTGCACCAAAATTAAATAATTTAGTTAAACTTTGCAAAAAGTTCTTTGCATATGCTGCATTATTATTTATTATGCTACTGTTACTGGAATCCTCTTTGTTTTCGTTTCCAAATGTATATCTTCCGTTAGAGTCGGCTTTCCATTGACCCCATCCTCCAAAACCATTATAGTTCCACTGCTCTTCTGTTTCTTTCTGGTATTCCACATTATATTCCTGAAGATTATCAAATTTAGGTCCATTTATTGCCTTAGTAGGTCTTTTAACTATTCCAGCATAATCTGCACCACTAGGTTTTCCAGATGTAGTTTCGGTCTTATGTGGTAGAGGTACTGACATTTGTTTAAATCTGTCAAAATCTACTCTTGTATCTCCTTTTTCTTCCTTACTATAGGCTACCTCACTACCTTTCATTATACTGTCAAATGTGTGAGGCTTACCTTGATTCTTAAACTTGGATGAAGCAAATACCATTACATACTGCATAACTCCACTGCTGTTCATATTATATGATATTCCTGCTATTTCTGCCCAGAAATTATATAAGTCAAATGTATAAGGATATATTTCAGGTAATATAAATGAACCTGAAACAATTACACCATTATGCATATAATAACTTCCCTTTTTACGGTACATGTACTGATTGGCATTTTCTCCATCCTTAAAGCTGACTTTAGATGCCCATCCACTGACATAATTAAAATTCTCGTGAACTAAATTAGAATTAGGTAGCGATATATATGAAAAATACCATGGATATTGAAATGGTCCAATAAACTTATCTGCTTCTAACGCAAGTGGTGAATATTGTGCTAACTGCATATTAAACGCAGTAGGAAAACATCCTGTAAGACATATGCTGTTTAAAATATTATATGTTTCATCTAATGTGAATATATAAATACTAATAGCGTAGTCTATCCTGTTTTCCCCTATATAAGTTCTTTTAGGGTCTATAGTTCCATTATTTACACCTTCTATATACATAAGCCATATTTCTATTATTGTCTGAATTTCCCTGTTTCTTGTATCTACAAATCCTATATTAAACGCTTCCCCATTTAATGCTTCATTAAAATCTCCTCCATATTTAACACCTTGACCCTTGCTGTTTACTGGACCTTCCTTTAATGAAAGTGATATGTCAGGTATATCTATTGAATTACATAGGCTTCCTAGTATATTCATAAATCCCTGTCCACCTACTGTACCATTTGCTGATGTACTGCTTTGAAGCTGTGAAGCCGCTAATGGATTTGCCATTATTTTTGCATATAGGTCTGGACAGTTATATCTTATAGAAGGATTAACTGTACCTTTGCTGTCTATAAATATATTTAAATCAGGCTTAGTAAAAAATGCATACATCTTACCGTAGTTCACTGCGTCTATATAAGAAAATATCTTATTTATATTTATTCTATTGTAATTTATTATTCTGCTTTGAAGCCTGTCTTCTGTAAGACCTGT